AAGAAGTTTTATGAGCCTAGAGCAAAAACTCTTAAGATCGTAGTGGATGACCTTCAGACATTAGAGTTTAGCAAAACTCAAAAGATGCTTACAGAGTCATTACCGGCGCGAGTTGGTAAATCAACCATTATGGTTTTCTTTGGAACATGGATATGTCTTAGACATCCTGAGTCTCACAATGCTATGTGTACGCATTCTGGATTCCTAGCGGATCATTTCTATAAAGAAACCCTAGATTTATTAACAACACCTGAATACTGTTTTGAAGAGCTGTATATGTATTTTCAACCTGGAAAGAAGTTTATCGAAGATAAATCAGCTGAAAAGATGACAATATCGTTTGTCTCTAAGGGTGATTTTCCAACATTTACTTTTAGAGGTATAGACGGTACATGGACAGGTGCGGTAGATATTAGTTCTGATGGTTACTTATTTGTAGATGACCTTGTTAGAGATAGAGCACATTCGTTATCACCTAAGAGAATGGCTGATACATTTGCTGAATATCTTAATAAGTGTGTTGATCGTAAGAATGAGGGTGCTAAAGAGATTCTAATTGGTACATTATGGAATGTCCTTGATCCTATTAAGAAACTAGAAGAAATGTACGGAAATGATGATAGATATGTTTTCAGAAGGATTCCGGCATTAAATGAGAATGGTGAAAGCAACTTTGACTATGAAATCAAGGGATTCTCTACGGAATATTATCAGGATATGAAAGATAAGCTGATAAGAGCCGGAAATGAAGCAGAATGGATGGCTAAGTTTCAGCAGCAACCGTATGTTCGAGAAGGCTTGCTATTTGGACTAGATGAACTAGGTTATTTTAACGGTGTATTACCTGTAGGACATAAGTTCAGATTTGTAGTTAACTGTGATGTGGCTTTCGGTGGTGGAGATAGTGTGTCTATGCCTATAGGTTTACAGGACCTTACAGATGAAATCGTATATATAGTCGATTGGTATTTTAATTCAAGTGGAGTTTCGATAACAGTTCCAGGTGTGGTAGATATGATTATCAAGCATGGGATTAAGAATATTACCTTCGAAGCAAATGCCGGTGGACAGCTGTACGCATCTAAAGTACAGGAAGAGTTGAGAAAACGTAATTATCTATGTTCCTGTGATAGTGTTCGCGCACCTAATAACCTCTCAAAAGAGGATAAAATCAAGGCTTGCGAAGGCATTATACGTCAAAAGTTTAGATTCTTGGATGGTACAAAGCATGATCCTGAAGAATATGACGATGAAACGACTATTTATGAGCGTTCAGCATCTTATGAACGTGCCTTAGAGGAAATGGGAACATACGTTACTATTGGTAAAAATTTGCATGATGACGCTTGTGATTCAATAGCGCAAATTGCAGAAAGAGTGTTTGATACTCTTCAGAGAAGAACCGTAATTATGGATTGTCCGTTTTAAGGGGGGGATTATGTGAGAAGCATAATGACAGACAACTTAGAGGTATGTTATTTCTGTAAAACTACAGAAAATATCGAATTACATCATTGCATACATGGAAATAAGACCTTGCGACAACTAAGTACGACACATCATCTGCTAATTGGGATATGTTCGGAATGCCACAGAGGTCCTATCGGTGTTCATCGTAAAAATCCGGAAGGAATGAGTAGGGATTTGCAGCTTAAGCGAGAAGCGCAAAAAGCATGGGAATCTAGACGGATTAGAAAAGGCAAGTCAACGCCTGATACAGTTCGTGAAGATTGGGTAAGAATATTTGAAGTTGATTATTTATCGGAGGGTGAGGAATGACAGCAAAACAGTATTTATCAGGATATCATAGGATTGCTTGTAATTATAAGGCTTCAGTTAAGGAATATAAGTCAGTTGAAGATGATATGATCTCTATTGGTAGCCCATCATTAGGTGATAAGGTGCAAACTTCACCTGTTAATGATCCTATTGGTGAGATTGTCATTAAGATGGAGCAGAGAAAAGCAACAATTGGTGTAAGAATGCTTAATTTTCAAACAAAAATGACAATGATCCGTAATCAGCTTGCAGAATTAGAGACAGTTAATGAAGAATATTATACTATCTTGATGCTTAGATATATCCTGGATGAAGATTGGAAATCTATATGTCAGAGTTTATGTATGTCTAGGACACAGGCGAATCGTGTTCATGGGCTTGCATTAGCAGAGTTTGACAAGAGATTTGGCGAATCTTATGCCAATAAATAAAAAATGGGCACATATAGTACATTTTGAACATTTTAACACTTGAAAAATACTATATATTGTGATTTATTGAAATTGAATAAAACCCTTACGTTATATTCACTCAAGTAAAACTTCTATACTTTTCCTGAAAAGACACACATCCCCATAGTGTGTCTTTTTCATTTGGTGAAAAGAATGAGAAAACGAATTATATACTGTCCGGATTGTGCAAGAGAGTTGTACAGACCTGGACTTAAGCAAACGATAAAAGTAACAGTTAGATGTGGATGTGGAAATCATTATATTGTTGATCCGGTAAAGATGAAAGCTGCTTTGACCTTTCCACCGGAAATACGGACAAGTAGTGGAGCAAGATTTAATTAAGGAGCAGATATGGTACAGGATATTGGATATACAAACCCTATATATGACACAAGATTAGGTCGTTTGAATATATATACAACTGAATCTTATATAACAAAAGAAAACTTAATAGATGTATTATCTGCGGCTAAGTCAACACATCTTATGAATGCTAACGACATAAAGAAGTTGCTGAGATATGAAAAGGGAGATCAGAGACTTCCAAGAGTAAAGCACGTTAGACCTGATATTGATATATGCGATATTGATAATATTGCTAACCAGATTACAGAGTTTAAGCTAGGTTACGATTGGGGTTATCCAATATCCCTTATACAGAGAGGGCAGAACAACAGGAATAATTCAGAAACTATAGCATTGCTGAATGATTTTTATGAACTTGCCGGAAATAGAGGTAAGCAGCAAGAATTAGCAAGATATGTAGAGATTACAGGTGTTGGATATACCTATGTTGATATAAACCCTGATTATGAAGAGGGTGACAGCCCATTTACATTAGATGTGCTTAATCCAGAGTTTACATTTGTTGTTAGAAGTACATATTACACCGATAACCGTATCATAATGGCGGTTACATTTGGTGACACCGATGATGAAGGTGATACTACATATACCTGTTTCACTAAAGACCGTAGATATGTGGTAAATGGTAAGAATCAGATAAAAGAATGGCTGAATCCTTTAGGTGTTATTCCTGTTATCGAGTGGATAAGAGCATATGACAGAATGGGATGTTTTGAAAGACAGATTCCTGAGATGGATGCTCTTAACCTTCTTAATTCAGACTTCCTTAATGACGTAGACCAAAACACACAGGCTATATGGCACGTTAATGATGTTGAGTTTGCAAAGGAAGAAGTTATAGATGAGGAAGGAAATGTAACATACAAGACTAAACGTCCGGAGAATGGACAATGGTTACAGACGTTTTCGAATCAGAATGGTAGCAAGCCATCAATTACACCACTGACAGTTAATTATAACTACAGTGGTGTTTTAAATAATATCGTAAATAAGAGACAGACAATACTTGCTAAGTGCGATGTACCGCAGAGAAATGATAATTCCGGTGGTTCAACCGGAATCGCAATGAGTGATGCTAGTGGTTGGAGTGCTGCTGAAGCATCCGCAAGCAAGAAGGAGAATATACAGGACCTATGTAAATGTGCTGAACTTCGTGTAGTTTTCAAAGCTATACAGAAGAATACGAAGGTTAGTGCTGATGATCCTATAAAGTCATTAACATTAGCTGATGTTAAACCATACATAAAGCGTCAGAAGTCTTATGAAATGACAGTTAAGACTAATGCTTTTGCAACAATGGTAGCACATGGTATTGACGGTCTGGATGCTATTCAAAGTATTAACTTCTTTGATGATCCTAGTGAGGTTTGGGAGCGTTCAAAGGACACTATTGAAAAGTATCAAAATAATACTTTTGGTGAAGAACCGGTACAGGAACAGATTGAGGTTGATAAAGAGTTATCTAGTGATAGGGTAACGGATCAGATTGAGAATAGCCCTAACATAGATTAAGAATAGAACCCCCAAGCCTCTCAACGATGCGGAACGTGGGGGTCATCTTATAGGTGAAATATGGCAATACAGAACTTCGAAGAACTAAATATCCTTAAACGTAGGTCTGAGCCATTTAGAGACTATTTCAAAGGAATGGGAATATCCCAAAAGCAGAAAGAGGACAGGATTGAGTTAGCTTTATCCCTAGAAGAAATCTTAATGATATTCTTTGACCTCTTTCAGACAGGGATAGTTGATGAGGTAAGAATTAAACAAGAGATTACTTATTCCTTGTATGAGGTCTTAACTGAAGATACCGATAATCCAGGTGGTAAGTATTTCGATACGGAAGAAGCGTTGGATAAGTATGTAAAGCAAATTGTTAATGATACTTACGATGCCACAGTTGAGAATATGGAAAAATCACCGAATGATTATGACTATACAGGTGAGACTCCTTATTGGGTATCTGACGATAGAGCAATGTTTATAGCTGAGAATGAAGCTAATGCGTTGTTCAATTGTAAAGAGTTAATAGATGCTAAAGAATCTGGATATACACACAAGGTATGGAATGTCTATCCTGATAATAGAGTTAGGCAAACACATATGGATGTGTTTGGAGCTACTTTACCATTAGATGTTTATTTCGAAGTTGGAGAAGCAAGAATGCTTTATCCAAAAGACAATGTAACAGAGTTTTCTACCGGTGCTGAACATCCGGAAGAAATAGTCAACTGTCGATGTTGGCTTACATATTTTTAAAACAATGGAGAGGTTAATACCTCTCCTTTTTATATGGTTCAGAGAAGAACCTAAAACAACACAAATACGCGGAGAGAACCGCATAACAAACGCAAAGTATTTGCACCAGAGAAGGCGCGTAAGAAATATCGCAGAAAGGACATAGGTAAATATTTATGGATGAGAACACAAACATTCAGACACCCGAAGTAACTAATGAGGATTCAAAACCAGAGGTTAAAGCATCTGCTCCAAAAGCAGAAGAAAAGCCTACCACATCTGCTTCAAATGAGGATCAGATTCAAAAACTCCTGGTAGAGAACGCGAAGTTAAAGAGGGCAATGGACAAGGCGGCTTCAGAAGCAGCCGATTTTAAGAAGAAGTACAATGCAACACTTTCCGAACAGGAAAGAGCAAGTCAGGAAAAGGCTGAAGAACAGGCAAGACGTGATGAGCGTTTAGCTGAATTGGAGCGAGAAAACTCAATCCATAAGTTTACAGAACAGTATCTTGACCTTGGTTATGACAAAGAATCAGCTATCTCCGCTGCAACAGCACAGGTTGATGGCGATGTCGATACACTCTTCAAACTTCAGAAGAAGATTATCGATGAGAAGGTCTTAGCTAAAGAGCAAGAACTGATAAAAGATATTCCACGCGCAAAGACAGGTGTCTATGCCTCAATGACAGCGGATCAGATTATGGCGATTCCGGACAGAGAGGAAAGACGTAGAGCAATATCGGAGAATATCGAACTATTTCAAGAATAAATAAAAAATCCAAAATAGGAGGAAATAACAATGGCTAATGTAACAACTAGCGCAGAAACAAGACTTTCTAAGTCAGCTAATTTTGCAAGAGTTCGTGAAATCGAGTTTGTAAGACTATTTAACTCAAACATTAAGAAGCTCGTTGAAGCTCTTGGTGTAACAAGAATGATTCAGAAGGAATCAGGCGCACAGCTTAAGGTTCTTACAGTAACAGGAACACTTCAGGATGGTTCAGAGGTTGGTGAAGGCGAAATCATTCCACTTAGCGAGTATGCTACAACATGGGAAACTGTTGGAAGTATTAAACTTAAGAAGTGGAGAAAGGCTACATCAATCGAAGCTATAAATGAGAAGGGCTACGATCAGGCTGTAACAGCAACTACAGATAAGATGCTTAAACAGGTTCAGAGTGGAATCCGTTCAGACTTCTTCACATTCCTTGCTACAGGAACAGGCGTTGCCGGTGGTTCTGACTTCCAGGCTACACTTGCTGATTGTTGGGGAATGCTTCAGGTTCTTTTCGAGGACAATGATATCGAAGCTGTATATTTCTTAAATCCACTTGATGTATCAGCATATCTTGGAACAGCAAACATTTCACTTCAGACAGTATTCGGTATGACATATATCGAGAACTTCCTTGGACTTGGTACAGTATTCCTTAACAGCTCTGTTCCACAGGGTAAGGTTTACGCTACAGCAAAGGAAAACATCGTTTGCTACTATGTAAACGCTGCTGCAGCTGATATTTCAGATGCTTTCGCATTTACTACAGACCAGACAGGTCTTATCGGTATTCATGAAGGTGCTGATTACACAAGAGCTACAGTTGATGATACTGTTGTTTCAGGTGTTGGCTTCTTCGCTGAGAACCTTGGTGGCGTTGTAATCGGAACAATCGGAACTACACCTTCACGCTAAATAAAAGATTGTGAGGACTAATATGGATTCAACAACATTTAATGAGATATTAGAATCGCTCGAAACCTTGTTAGGTGTTACGGAGGAAGGCGATATAGCCATATTAACTGAAATCCTCAACGATGCAATAGCAGAGATAAAAGAAGCACGTCATTATCCTAGCGAGATGAGTGCTTCTGATATCGAAGCTGATATGCTGAAATACATCACAAACATAAAGAAACTGTCAAAATACGATTACAACCAAGTAGGTGCAGAGTTACAGACTACACACAACGAAAACGGAGTTAACCGTTCTTACAGTGATCGTAGAAAATGCTTTGATGGCGTAGTGCCATATTGCAGACAGTTTTAGTAGATGTGCGTATGAGGGTGTTGTGCCTTCGTGATGCCCTTGTGCAAGGGTGTGTGTTAAATATTGGTGGTGGGCGGCACACTTTAAAATAAGGAGAGCAGCCATATGACAATTGAAATATCTATTTTAGTTGGTATCGTATCGGTTGCTTTTGCAATATTCTTTGGACTAAAAAGCAATCGCAGAAACGATGTCAAAGACATAGAAGAAAATGCTACACGCAATGCAACAATCATCGTAAAGTTAGATACCATATCTGAAGATGTCAAAGACATAAAAAAAGATATGTCTAATATTAATGAAAAAATTGAATTGATTGATAAGCGTGTAACTATAGTTGAGCAATCAACTAAATCAGCGCATAAGCGATTGGATGGTATTGTAGGTAATAGGGAGGACAGAGAAGATGGAAATTAATAAGGATTTCGTTAAGAAAGCCGGAATTAGAGCCATTAGAACTGTTTGCCAAACAGCCGTGGCTACTATAGGATGTGCAAAGTTGCTATCCGAAGTCAATTGGAAATATGTTGTAAGTGCAAGTATTCTTGCCGGAATATTATCTATACTGACATCCATAATTACAGGTTTACCAGAGGTAGATTAAATGAGAACGCTTAAGAAAAATGAGCAAACTTTATATTATGCGAATTATGTTGAGGACATACCGATCTATGCAACTGATGAAGATGGCAACATCTTAACTACAGAGGTTGAGGGAGAAATAGTTCAGGTAGTTGATTCATATATTCAAGGCTACGATGAAGCTATAAAGATTAAAGCTAATATTAGTTTTAATTCCGGTGAATCTCAGATGGCTGAGTATGGATTAAATGTCGGACAATATAATGCGGTTATAAATGCTACTAAAGGGAAGTTCCCTTTTAATGAGCAGACTCTTATTTGGCATACCTCTGAACCTAGATATGAGGGTGGTGTTATTGTTCCTGAATCTGCTGATTACAGGGTAATAGCATTTAAGACTTCCCTTAACGAAGAAAGGTTTATCCTTAAAAAGCGAGTTGATGATGAATGAGCAAAGTTATCAAATGTAAATTAGATGTAGCTTCTTTGGATAGAGCAATAAGTGAACTTGATACATACCAAGAGGAATTGATGTCAAAACTAGAATCTTTTGTTGATGCCTTACTAAGTGTTGGCTATACAGAAGCTAGTGGACGTGCTTCTTCTTATGCCGGAGATAGTAAACCGGCAAGGGTAGTTGCTGAATATGTTTTGAAATCAAAAGATAGTATATTAGCAACAATTGCTCTTGTTGGTGAGGATGCTTTGTTTATTGAGTTTGGTGCTGGTATTGCATACAACACAGGTATGGAACATCCTAAAGCCGGTGAGTTTGGTTATGGTGTTGGCACTTATCCAAGTAAACATCCGCCAAATAGAGCTATTAATCCAGGTTATTGGTTTTATCGTGAAAATGGCGAATTAAAGAAGTCAATTGGTACACAAGCAACTATGCCAATATACTTTGCAAGCGAAACTATGAGGAACAATGCCATACAAAAGGCATTAGAGATATTTAGGAGTTAAGAAATGGATTTATTACAACTAGAGAGCATTATTACAACTCAATTAAAGGTAAGAGTTCCAAAGCTGACCGATAATAAATATCCGAATATGTCTTTTACTAATGAAATCAGCGATAAAACTCCTAGTTTCCCTAATGTATATGTAATGGAACTACAGCCTAGTGAGGTTGGTAATGGCTTATCAAATAATCAAATACACGCTTTAAGAGATACTATTCAAATTGAAGTATCAACAAATGTAAGTAAGTCTGAAGCGAAAATCGTTCGGAATGCTTGTATAACCGCTATGAAAGCTATGAGATTTAGCTTAGTGGTTGATACATATGCAAAGATAGACAACTTACATCGATATGTGATCCGTATGCGAAGAATAGTAGCAAGCGGAGATACGTTCTAACATCACAGATTAAGCATCCGAAAGGGTGCTTTTTTAATGCAATAAAACCTATAAGGAGGAAACAACAATGGCAGCAGCAATTGATTTATCAACAGCCGGCATCAGAATCGGTATTGCCTATGAAGCATCTAGTGGCTCTCGTCCTACAAGTGGATATACAAATATTCCAGGACCTAAGAGTATTCCATCTATGGATGATGCTCCATCACTTCTTGACAGTACATCACTTAATGCTGAGAAGTATAAGACATATATTCAGGGCTTGCGTGATCTTGGTGGTGGTGATATCGCTATCAAATTTAACTACACACAGGTTTTCTGTAATACATGGGATGAGATGTATGCTACAAATGAGACAAACAAGGCTTCAGGAAAGAGAGCATGGCTTGTATTCTATATTCCAGGAATCGAAGATTCATTCTTTATGCCTGTTGATATCGTTGAAAGAGGAAATCCAGGTGCAGAGGTTGATACAGTTCTTGAAACAACAGGTCACTTTATTCCAATTGGTGAGCCTGGATTTTTCACAGCGGTTAATCCAACTGATCCTGTATCAGCTTAAGGTGTTGAGGTTAACACCTAATTTCACAACGGAATAACCACAATTTAGAGGGTGCAATAGTTCTGCTATGGGATTGTTGCGCCCTCTTTTTTTATAAAAATTATTTATTTAACGGAGGACAAAAAAATGGCAAAGGAAAGTTTAACAATTAACGGAAGAGTGTATAAGGCAAGAGAGTTTGATTTTGACTTTATGTGTGCATTAGAGGAATCAGGCATCAGATTACAGGACATTGGAGACAAGATTTTTACAACTGTAAGATGCTATGTTGCTTATTGTATGGGAACTGACTTAAGCGTTGCCGGTGCTGAAATTAATGAACATATCATTAATGGCGGTACATTTGATGAGTTTGTAGAGGTGTTCAAGGAAAAGGCTGACACATCAGGTTTTTTTCGAGCAATTACAAACCAGACAGGGGAGAAGAAAACTTCAAAGAGCAATGCAAAGAAGAAAGCGGAAGTATCAGAGTAAGAACCTTTGAAAAATGGTTTCCCACAGTCTACCAATACGGTATGAGTGAGGAACAGTTTTGGAAATCTAATCCGCGCATTATTAATGTGTGGGCGAAAGCGTGGAAATTGCGTGAAAACCGAAGGAATGAGTTAATACATAGCTTCGTAGGAAACTACGGTTTAAGCGCACTTTTTACCGCGATAGATGGGGTTCTGAATGGACGTAAAGCAAAATCAAAGTATATCGATAAACCTATACAACTCTTTGAGTTAACCGAAGAAGAAAAAGAGATAGAAAAGCAGAAGGCTATAGCTGCATTCATGGGATGGGCTAATTCTGCAAAAAATAAGTTCGGAAAGGAGGTTAAAGAGGATGGCACAAACAATTGACAAAGTTCAAGTCGAAGTCGAAGCAACCGCGAAAGGTACAAGTCAAGTCTTTAGTGCTCTTACTAAGAACCTTGCAACTTTAAAAAGTGCATTAGAAAGTATAGATACTTCTAAGCTAAGTAAAGTAAATAAAGCATCAGGAAAACTTGGGATTGATACATCAGGAATGACAAAAGCTGAGAAAGAAGTCTCTAGTTCTGTTGATAGCTTAAAACAAAAACTTGCCGGACTAAACTCATATAAAAATGCGGCTTTAAGTGGCGATTCATCATCCTTTACCTCATTTAACAGAAGAGTTATATCTATTCAAAGCGAAATAGATGTTTTAGCTGAAAAGTTAAGACAATTAGGGGATAACAGAACCGGTGTAAATATTGATACCGATTCTTTACAGACATATAGAGATCAGCTTGTCGATATTCAAAATACTTTATCAACTACAAGTAGTGAAACACAAAATGCTTACAATGCTATGAGTAGTGCTACTTCTAACGCTGATACAAGCAGTTTATCTAATGGATTAGGTGAGGTTGCTGATAAAGCTAAAGAAGCAGCTAGTAGTTTGTGGTCTATGGCGAAAAGTGGTATCAAATCCGGATTCAGTTCGTTAAAGAATAGTTTATCTAAGATTAAAGATACTCTAACAAGTATTGGAAAGAATGCTTCAAGTTCGGTAAGTACAGGATTCAGTAAGATACTCAAATATGCTTTTGGTATTAGAAGTATGTATGTCCTTTTCAGGCGATTAAGGTCAGCTGTTAAGGATAGTTTTACAGAATTACAAAATAGTGGTGCATATTATCAAACTACTAAGGCTAATATAGATGCTCTTAAGAGTAGCTTGTCTACGCTTAAATATCAGTTTGGTGCGGCTTTTGAGCCTATATTTAATACGGTTGCGCCGGCATTACAGACTCTTATTAACTATCTAGTTACTGTAATGAATACTATATCAGCCTTTATTGCTAAGTTAACAGGAAAGTCAACTTATAGTAAGGCGGTAGCATCAACAGCGGCA